AAATCCCGGTGACTTCGTAGAGGTCCTGTTTCGCCTGCGCCCTGATCTCGACGAGTTTCGCGAGCACCTCGGCGAACGTCGAGATGTCGAGCATGTCGAGCGAGCCCTTGAGCCCGCCCTTCTCCGAGAACGACATCCATTGGTTGATGGGAATGAGTTGGTTCTCGACGCCCTCGGCGAACATGCGTTGCACGCCGTCGGCCGAGGCGTCGTACACGCCGGCCACCTTAATGGCCTTGGTGATGGCGTGAATGCGCGCGGTCAATCCGTCGATCTCCTCGGCCTGATCCCGATAGAGATGGAAGTCGGGCACCGGCACGAGCGTGTCGGTGGTCATGGTCGCGAACACCGGCTTCGGCGTCGGAAAGAACCCCTCGAGGTGGAGCGGGTCGTCGACCTCGTCGAGCACGTCGTCGGTGTAGCCGGCGGCGATCCACACCACGCGGCGGCTCGGCTTGTCCCAGATTTCGAACACTTGGGCGCGGCAGAAAAGTTGGTTCGCCGGGAGCATCGCCTCATCGGCCGAGAGCCCGGACGGGTGCCAATCGAGCGGCACCTCGTCGGCGAGCTTCTTGCCGAAGCGCGCGGCGATCTCGTCGCGGGTCATATAGACGCGCCGCGCCACCCATCGCACCTCGGCCCATGTGCGCGCCGGATTGGAGAGCCAATCCTGCCACGCGACATGGTCGATAGCGACGCTCTCCCAGGCAATCGTCTCGGTAGCGCCTTGGGTGCCGTCGTCGGCCACTTGCAAGCCGCCGTCGTCGTCGTCCTTGCCAGCCGCCGCGTCGCCGCCGCCCTTGCCCATGGCCGGGATGTTGTCGAGGAGGCTCCCGATGGGCATAGGACCGAGAGCGAGCGGAGGCGGTGGAGGCGGCGTTGGCGGAAGAGTTGCGGCCCCTAGTGGACCGGGTGGTGATCCACCTCCTCCAAGTGGCGGTGGCGGACCTTGAGCGCCCGGCGCCGCGCCTAGTGGTGCCCCTCCTGCCGTTTGAGCAGATGGCGCAAGCGGCGGTGGTGGCGGCGATATTGATGCGCCGGCTTGGAGAGGCGGGCCGCCCGCCGAGCCCGCAGGAACTGGCGGAACTGGCATGGGCGTTGGAGTTGGGATGCCACCGGCTGGGGGCGGCATACCTCCGGGCGGGAGAGGAACGGGACCGGGTAGTGGTGGCGATGCTGGCGATGGTCCGAGAGGTGATGGCAGTCCTAGACCAAGGCCGGGAGGTGTTGACGTGAACCGCGGCTCGTAGCGGAGCCACACCGTGCCGCGCCCGGCGAGGAGATGGTCGAGCACGCATCCGCGCGCCGTCTCGTCGAAATCGCCTTGGTCGAGTTGCACCGACACCGCGCGCTTGAGGATCGTCGAGGCCACCCGGCCGACATCGTCCTCATCGCCGTAGCGTCTCTGGACCATGGGCTTGGGCGTGGCCGCGTACACCGCCGGCGCGAGCGTCTGAACGTTCGACCACAAGAGGTTCATCTTGGCGCCGGCGCTGCTCTCGCCCATCGCCCCGTAATGCGCCGCGCGCTCGTCGCGGTAGCGCGAAGTGATGCCGCGCGCTTGCCGCCACCACGGGTCGTATTCCTTCTCGCTCTTGGCGATCTCGGCTTGCCACCGTGCGACCGGCGTATCGTAGTCGCGCGGTGTCTCGGCGCTGGTGTGGTCGCTCACAGCGGCGGCCGACCCGGCGCGCTCGGCGTGACGTGGAGGCAATATTCGATGATGCGCGAGATCATCACGCCGCGCGCCTCCGAGCGGCGGTCCTCGACGTACATCATGCCGCCGACGACGAGAACGTTGAGCAGCAGCAGGGCGAGGAGATTGCCCGGCAACGCCTTGGTGATCGTGGTTCCGAGCGTGGCGAGACTGTCGCCCATGATTGTTACGGGCCGATCAGGCCGTGCGTGGTGAGATCGGCGATGAGCGCCGCGACCGCCGCCGAGGTTTGCGCGAGCGTCGCGGTGGCACCGGCGAACCCCACCCGTGAGGCCCCCGTGGCCACGCCCCAGCCGGTGACACGCGCGGTGACCACCTGATTGGCGCCGACCTTGAAGATGGTAGCCGCTTGAACCGAAGAGCCGAACACGGCGGCGCTGTTGGCGCGGAAGATCGCCAGTGCGGTGCCGAGCACATTGCCGCTGTCGTCAAACGTGACGAGGGCGAAATCCGATCCGCCGTTTGATCCGCCCTCGGGGTTGGTGTTGCAGGTAATTTGCATTCGCGGCACGCCTGCGGTGGTGAAGCGGAGAATGCGGTTGGTGGCTACCGGGCCGTTGATGATAAGCGGGGTTACTGCCGTATTGATGCCGACGTTCACCGATAGGCCGCTGAATATCGGATTGCCGGCGAACGTCGGGTTGCCGCCCCATGTGCCGTTGATCGAGCCGCCGCCGGCAAGCGCCACCGAGCCGTTGAACGTGTTCGGCGCACCGTTGAAGGTCAGCGCGCCGGTATAGCTGTGAACGCCCGCGAACGCGCCGGTGAACGTGCCGCCGCCGGATAACACCGCCGGACCCGCTATGGTCGTGGTGCCATCATTGCGATTGATGGTGAGCCACGTTCCGGTCGGGAAGCCGGCGTCGCTGGTCCCCGAAATGAAGAAGTTGCTGCCGGTGTTGCCGCTCCCCGTCTCGGCAACGTTGTCCATGCCGATATTCCAGCGCGGCGAACTGCCGGTCCGGTAACTGATCGAGCGGCTGGTTCCGGCGGCTCCGGGGACGACCAACGGCAAGCTGGTGTGGAGCGTGAGCGTGCCGGTGAGGGTGCCGCCGGTGAGCGGCAGATAAGGCCCGCCGCCGCCGCTGCCGCCCGCGCCGCCCCGTGCGCCTGCGTGTAACACCGTTACGCCCCCGAGCCGCGCGTGATGTTCAGCGTCGTTCCGGTGGCGTCGCCCATATACGCCACCTGCACGGTCGAGGAGCCCACCGAGAACATCTCCACCACGCCGGATGGGAGGAGCATGGAGGTGGTGAGGCCGAGCGTCGGTTGCGTGGTGCCGCTCTCGTAGAACGCCACGTAGGCGTTGCCCGCGCCGGCGTTGGCGATGCGGAGAATGTGTCCGACACCGGACACCGCCGTCGTGCCCTGCGCCGCCGTGAGCGTGAGCGTGACCGAGCCCGAAGGCGTGAAGGCGTTCATCGCCATCTACTCGTCGCCCAGCGAACCGCGCACGCGGGTGCGACCGGCCGGGCCGATCACGTCGGAGCGGTAATGGTAGGGCTCCGGGTTGGCATGCACGGCTTGGGCGGCGGCCTGCGCTTGCGCCGCGCGAAGGAACCCGCTCGCGGCGGCCGGGTCGGCTTGTTGGGCGGCATTGTCCTGCGCCTGCGCCGGGTTGCTCTGCACGTTCTGGTCCTGCCCGGCATTGCCTTGCGCGGCGATGTCCTGAAGCACCTCGCCGAGCCGTCGGTAGGGGGCCATCGCCTGTTGCGCCACGTTGAGGAGGAGTTGCCAATCGTCGGAGGCAAGCCGGATCGCGATTTTACTGTCGCCGCTCATGTGATTTCGGGCCATGGCTGTGCGCGCCGGACGTTAGAAGTCCTATCGGTGCCGTTGCAAGGCTGGAATTTCAGCCAAAGCGGCGGTCCTGCGCCCGAAGGTCGAAGAGGCGGTCGAGTGTTAGACGCTTCTCCTCCGGCTTGGGGTTGGCGATCCATGGCCGCGAGGCGCACGCATAGCGGAGCGCGTCGGCGGAATGGTCCTCACCGGAAGAGTCCATGTCCTCCGGCCGGGCGGCGTCGTGCTGCATCGCCGGGAGCGTGCGAATGAGATCGCGGCATGTGTTGAACACGTAGAGCATCGGCGCGCCGTCCTCGCCAACGAGCCGTTGGCGGACGAGGTCCCAGCCGCCGGCGGCACCGAGGCGGCCGACCCGCTTGTTGTCGGCGGGGCGGAAATACACCCGGCGGTCGGCGAACCGCTCGGCCATCGACGGGCCGCCGTCGGCGGTGAAGATCGCCGGATCGGCCACCGAATAGGCCATCGTCTCGTCGCCGATCTCGCGCTCGAGGATGCCGGCGGCGACTTGCTCGACGGTGAGGCGCAAGCCGACATTCGGCGCGGCCGCGCCGTACCATTCGCGATAGGTCACGAGGGCCCCAGCGGGGAGGCGCGTGGAGCCGTCGGCGACCGCGTGCCATTGCACGACGAACGGGCGCGCCGAGCCCCAATCGAACGAGCGGAAGCGGAGCCACCCGGCCGGGATGCGGAACGGGGCGACGACGTGCTGCGGGCCGAACTCGGTGAAATACGCGCCCACGACGGCGTTCCAATCGCCCTCGAGCCATGCCCGCACCAACTCGGGCGAGCCGACCCCTCGGAGCCGGTCGATGTAGCCGGGGTCGTTCTTGAGGAGAATCTTGTTGTCGGTGACGCGGGAGGGGATGAACACGCGCGGCGTGCCGGTGGCGTCGTCGTGAATGAGTTCGTAGCCGTGCGGCGCCGGGTCGACGAACCGCGCCTTCACCCATGAATGGCCCGGCCCGCCCGGATTGGCGGTGGCGCGAATGCGCTTGTGCGGCACGGCGGCGGCCGAGCGGAGACACGCCGCGAGCATCTTGTAGGCGCGGTCGTCGGGCCAAGCCGCCAACTCGTCGAACGCGATCCATGAGTACGAATGGCCCTGATAATGCGCGGCGTCCTCGGCGGTCTCGAGGTTGCGGAGCCGCAACGTGGCACCGTTAATCAGTCGCCACGTTTTCTCTTGCTTGAACCATTGCGCGCCGGGCCAGCATTGCGGCACGAGGACTTGGCTGCGGCCGATGAGTTCCTCGAGTTCCGGGTAGGATTGCCGGAACAACACGCCGCGCCACGCGAGGCCGAGATCGGCCGAGCTGCACCAATCGCCGATGAGGAAGTCGGATTTGCCGCCGCCACGCGCGCCACCGAAGAGGAGTTCGGGCACGGCGCGGGCGAGCACCGCGTCTAACTGAGGGCCGGGCTGCGGCGCCCACGGTTGCCATGTCGGCGCCTCGACCTCGTCGGTGGGCGGCGCGGCCTCGGTGAGCGGCGGCTCGGCGAACGGGTCCTCGCTCACGCGCCCGTCGGCTAGTGGTCGATGGTCGGCGGCTCGGCTGGCGACGCTCCGGCCTCCGGTGATGCGTCGGGGGCGGCGAGTTCGGCGCGGCGGCGGGCGAGCCATTGGTCGACCGTCTGCGGCACGCGCGGCACGTCGATGCCGCCTTGAATGTTGATGGTCGTCGAGTGGCTGTCGGTGGCGAGGTCGCGCCAATTCGCGCGGTTCTTGAGCCAGAACATGGCGGCGACGATGTTCGGGTTGTCGCGCGTGGCGGCGCGGAACAACGAGGACGCGACCTTGAGATTGGCCTCGGCGCGGCCGAGTTCGATCTCCTCGGCGTAGTGCTTGGAGAGCGTTTTGTCGGCGAGCGTCGCCAGCCGCGCGATGTTGACGATGCTCACGCCCATGCCGGCGAGATTGCGCACGAGCCGGCGCTTCTCGTCGGTGGGCTTGTGCGTGTTGTGCGCCGAGATGTTGTCCGGCGGCGGGCGGGGCGGCCGGTCGTCGTTGGGATCGCGCGGCGGCGGCGGCCGATCAACCAATACTCTCATGCGTTCTCCGCTTGGTCCCGAGTTGGCGCAACGCCATGCCGTAATTGTCCACACCGGACCGCACCTCGGCGTCGGCCTTGAGCACGAGCCGGTTGCGCTTGAACGGGCGGTAGTCGACGTGGTGATGCCACCGACCGAACCGCCATGTCACGCGCGCCACGTCGGGGTGGAGCCGCGCGATCATGCGCGACTTGGGGAGCGTGCCCTCGGCCGCGTAGAACGCCGCGAGATTGCCGCCCTTCACCGTCTGCGTGTTCGCCTTGTCCTGAAGGAACGCATTGAATTGCACGGTACACCAGCCGGCCTTGAGCACGCGGAGCGATAGGTCGAGGTCCTCGTTGTAGCGCGCACGCCAGCGGAACGGGATGTCGTTGCGCATGAGGATGCAAGAGAACAGGCGCGTGTTGGCGACGAACGGCGGCATGAGCGCCTTGCGCGCGGCGAACTTAAAGTAGTTCGGCCCCGCCATGGCGATGTTGCGATAGCGGAGGGTGAAGTCCTCCATGCACCGGAAGATCGTGCCATCGGTGACGGGAACCTTGAGGTTGCGGTTGAGCCGAAAGAACCCCTTGATGTTGTCGTCGACGATCCAATGCCGCTCGGCGCCGGCGGCCACCGCGTGGTCCCATGCGAAATTGCGCGCCGGGCCGGAGCCGCGCGAGGCGCCGGGCTCGAGGTCCATGCACGCATCGAAGTCGCGGATGTAGGCGGGGTCGAGCACGAGGAGGCGGGCGGGGTCGAGCACGGCGGCGTAGGCGGCATGCTCGGCGGCCTCGACGATGACCCGGTAGGGCACGCCCATGAGGTCGAGGTGGCGCATCGTGTAGCGGCTCTCGGCGCGCCCCTTGGAGGGAATGTAGACCGGGAAGCTAGGCGTCGTCGGCGGCATGTTGCGCATCGTCGGCGGCGTATCGCTTGTCGATGTAGGACTCCTCCGGCGCGTAT